GGATGACTAGTACTATACTATTAGATTAACCTTTAATAGGAGTTAGTATCGAACATGCATCGGATAACCAACTCGGGCTCCCTAGGTGAACAGGAATATTACCAACTAAACATAATTAATTCTATTTGTAAACTAGTGGAGTGCAGGGGGAACTTTTATTGTGATTTTATTAAGTTTGACAAATCGTTCCATGTTTTATTGCTATCATACCTCTGCACTCCCTAAATGAACATGAATAAATACTATAATTAAACATAATCTAATTTACAGCGAGAACCTTGTAGCCTCTATAATACTTGGTTCTCCTAACTATAAATGAATTACCATGACACACTACATAATACGAAACTACAATGATCCAAAGAGAGCTGTTGAATTAGCTGAGATGATCAAGGAGGCTTTAGGAGGTAACTATGCTTCTAAGGTGGACATTTATGATAATGGAAGTGAGTATTCTCCAGTTTACCCTAATGTAATAGAAAATAAGATACATCAGGGAAAGCTATGGAGTTACTATAATGTTCGGAATCTAATCGACTGTCCTTATGTAGTTTTCTTTGATAGTGGGGATAATATAACGACAGACATGATACTTGATATTGAAACCGCAGTACTAAGAGCTACACGAAAGGAGTTCAGCTTGTATGACCCAGTAGCTCTCAGTCTTCGCGGGATTAATATATTTGAGTCTAAGCCGTTTGTTACCTATACTTCTTACTTATATGATTTCTTAACTACACTGGAAAAAGAAGCGGTAGATGAAATTGACGTAGGAATAGAAGGGTATATCATGGAACTTATCAGGTATTTCAGTATTAGAGACTCTAGGGGATTTACAACAGAGATTAACCCAGATCAATATAAAGACTGTAAATACCTAAACATCTGGAGAAAAATAATTACATCACAAGAAAATTCATAACTGTTGTTTTAAGATCGTAGGGAGAGTGAAAGCTAATAATTGCCATAATAATACTAGAATTTCACTTTTCTCATAAATCTACTTTTTAACCTGTCGTAACTCTCCCTCGATCTTTTTAAATTAACATAGATATACATGAAACAATATAGAAATAAGAAAAACGGAAATATCTACTTAGTAATCACTTTAGATGGGATTGATTGTACGAATGAAAGAGATGGACTTAGGGTGGTAATTTATACTAATGGAGAGCTTTATTTTACCCGGGAATATGGTGAGTTTATGGCGAAATTTGAAGCTGTAAAATAACCGGCAAAAGCTGTGGGGAAAGCCTTATATATGTAAAGAAGAGAAGTACTAAAGAATAAAAGCGAAAGCACATAGGAGGGTTTACCTGCATTTTTCTATTTCTTTTATTATTGTTTTTTAAAATTAATTATATGTTTTAAGCTGGCTGAGAGTGAATAGGCGATCTTTACTTATATATGCTTTTAAATTTCAGCTTCGATCTTTACACTTGCAATTCATGTTGAGCAAAACCAAGAAAATCTCATCAGCCAGCTAGCTCAACAATTTAATAAACCGAACAAAACTAAGATAACAACAGTAGGACATAGCTATCTCATAAGTGTTAAATGATTTTTTTTTTACTGGTTGGTAGTGGCGCAGTAGTTCTTTTAAATCGTTCAGTTGTTATCACTTTTATTTTACTTTTGAATTTAGGCAAGTTGAATCTACCAACCAGTCTTGCCTAATTTTATAACGAATCAGAATCAATATCAAATAGGTGTTTAGGTGCGCCATAGGTTTAATAGCCTAAAAGCATAGTGCAACCTACAGCCATTTTATTATTTATTTTGGAGGAGTCAGGGTCTAAAACAGGTCTTGGCTCCTTTTCTTTATGGCGAGAATTTAACTAGAATCATTAACATTTAAAATTATACACATTATGGACTTACAGGCACAAAAACTTATCGCATTAGTAGTAATCTCAATCTTATTAGCAGGAGGGTTATTATTAGTTTATGGACTTAGAATGGTGGATGAAAAACTTACAGAAGAAGAAAAAGCAGGAGATAAATTAGGACTCTCTTTGTTCTTCATATTAGGATTTATATTTACTGTACTTTATTTATATGTATGGTCAAACCTTTAAAACAAAACAAAAATGACAGGAATGATAACAATAATAGTAGCTTATGCTTTAGTTAGGCTACTATCTGACGTGGTTTCAAAAGATAATAGCAAACCCGCAAAGAAAATGAATTAAATAACAAAAAAAAAATAAAAGAAATGACAACAAATGTAATTAAAACAGCTCAAGGAAGAAGAACAGTAATCCTTGACATCGAGAATGCTAACGACCCAATGTTCTATTCACAAACTCCGGCTAGAAAAGCACCTATGTGGAGTCCAGAAGATTTAGCAGGGGCGTTAAAGAAAAAGCTAGGAATGAACGTAACTCCAGATAAAGCTAAGAGTATGTTCATTAAAGCTATAAATCCCACTAGCCAAAGATATCTAGACAAGACTCCTGGGGTTAAGGTGGTTAGGGTTTGGAGAGGTAGAGTTATGTATCTATTGTTCAACCTAAATAAGTAATGAGAACAGTATATTATTATGTAGCTATATTCGCAGCGGTGTTATATCTAGCAGTTTATAGCTTCTACCTCATTAAAGACTCTAACCCTCAAACTAGAGATATGGAAAGAGGGGCTGAATCTAAGTTGATCCCTTATATCTCAGTAATAGTTTGTATAGGGATAGTAGGCTCATATTTGATAAAGAAAGTAGTGTTAAACAGTTAAAAACCTAGAAGAAAATGAATACGACAGAAAAATTAGAAAGAATAGTAGCGATAAATGAAAATATAATAGAACGCTACAAATGGCTAGAAGAAAACTATAACAAACTTCAAGCTGGGTGGGAACAAGTTTTAGAAGAAGGTAAGATTCTCGATTTAGAAGACGTAGAAGGTTGGGATAGACTATCTAAGAAAATTGACCTATTAGACGAAGCTGAGACTATTCTTAAGAGAGAAAGACAGCTTATTAAAGAACTTGAAGAATTAACAAAAATATAAATAAATCACTAACAAATAAAAATAATTAAAAATGGCAACAACAAACGTAAATTTAGACATGGATGCAGTATTATATGTTCTTGAGAGTAAAGGACTAAGCATCAATCAAGAAAAAACTGTAGACTTCTTAAATCACATGAAGTTTTACATAAATGATTCCAAGACAGGTCACAAGATCTTCAATGGGGTCATCAAAATGAGATTAATTCCAGGTGATGCTGAGAACTTTATCCTAGAGCTTCCTGTAAGTAGAAAAGAGAGTAAAGAGGTTATAACTAATGTAGCCGCTCTTAAGACTCACTGGGAAAGCTACTTATGGGGATTCAGTAAGGTTTTGGGGTTAAATGAAGGGGACTTTTTCGTGAAGATGGTAATCAACAAAAAGCCAACTGTAAATGTTTCGGAGGAGTTTGATTCTCTATATACTCTAGTTAAAGATGGGGCTGAGTATAGAAGATTGGTTTCACAGACTGCTAGGCTAGACTTTACTACAATGTACAGCCTTTTGGATACAGAGAAGAAGGTGAAGGGTGAGTCTGAAGGAGGTTTAATTGTAGAGCTGCAAGATAAAGTTTATAAGTTCTTCAAGGATAGAGTGGAGGACATAAAGGGTAAAATCATAACTATTGACCAGAGAATTATTAAACGATTCCAGGCTAGGTTAGAAAGATACCATGAAACCAGAGACTTTGCAGGAGTTCTTGGCTAGACTATGGAGAATCATTTTATATACATGGACCTTGAAACTAGTGGACTCGATGTTAGTAAAGATGGCATTGTTTCTGTTAGTTTCAGGGATTCATCAGGAGAGACATTAGATTTAAAAGTGAACCCAGAAGTAAGTATCAGTGAAGAAGCTGCTGGGATACACGGATTTTCTAATGAGAGCGTTAAGGGGTTTAAAACTTTAGGTGAGTACAAAGCTGAAATCGAAGCGTACTTTAAAGCTAGACCTGATTTTACATTGGTGGGACATAATATAAAGAAGTTTGACCTGCCGTTATTACAGAATCAGCTCTACAAGTATGGTATTGATGTTTGCTTACTAGACTTTAAGATTTTAGACACTCTACAGATCGAGAAGCACATTTTAAAGATGGACTTAGAATCGGTTTATGAAAGGTATACAGGAAAAAGCCTAGAAACCCACCATAATTCAACTCAAGATGTTTTGGCGACTATAGATATACACAAAGGTCAGATGTTGTCTAAAAAGTATGTTAAATCGCTTGAGGAGATAAATGAGAATGATAATACTGTTGACTTTGCAGGAATACTTGTAAGGATAGACAGTAAGATCTGCTGGAACATAGGTAAACATAAAGGAACTCCTGTATTCGAAGAGATAGATTACTTAAAGTGGGCAATAAAGAATGAGGTCCTGCCTAAGTATCTAGTGGATTGGTTAAGAAAGAATTGGAATAGTAACAAATAATTAAATAAAAAGTCATGACAAAAATTAAAAGAATAAGCCTCTCGTTATTAGATAATTCAGAGGTATCAATGTTTAAAAGTATCTGCAAAATCCAAGGTATAGCGCTGCCTGAGGATTTTAGTGAGAGGTTAGTTAACTTAGATGAGACAGAGTTCTTTATGGGAGACGCCCCTTATATAGTGTTTAATGATTTAGGGGAAGTTGTATTAGCAGATGAGCCTGACGAAGATTTTGTTTGGCTTAATGGACTGGACGGATTTATGTATATCTGTGAGAAGTTTCAAGATCAGGAGGCTATTATAAAAGATCTTAAGAATACTGGAACTTTTGAGAACCTATACATTAAGCTATTGGAAGAGGCTGACATGGATTTTAGTTTTGATGAGCCTGAAAGCTGGGATACAGAAGAGGATGATGAAGAGGATTGTGAGTGTGAATGCGAGTGTCCAGAATGCCAGTTGGATGAATTAGTTGAAGAAGTGAGGTCAATTTCAAGAACAGAAGTAAAGGCTCCGTTTAAACTAATTTTCCTAGATCCTCATCAATTAAGACTAGCAGTAGAAGGATTAGAGGCAATGGGATTAGAGGCAAAAGAAACCGTTAGAGATACAGATTTATTCTTAGCGGTGTATGATGATAAAACTTTTGAAACCTTTGAATCATCTAGAGTTTACTTGGGATTAGATATACCTGAAGGAGTGAATTATGAGATGTTTCCAGTGATTTCATTGTTTAATATAAAAGGGTAACGGAAGTGAGGAGCTTGGAGTTTGTGTATATAGATTTATTTTGATTTTAAGAATTGAGAGTAACTATGGCACGGCTTCAGGCTCCTATCACTTTCTTTTTTTTCAACAATTTAACAACAACAGAAAAAATGAATAAAATAATTAAAATGCTCCTAGTCTTTATAACAATTATGGGCTATGGACAAACTGTAAAAGAATTCAAACCACTCAAGCGAGAAGATTATCCTAATATATGGTTTGTGTGGGAAAATGATGAACTTGTGATTTATGATATTAAGAGTAAGTCTGATCAAGATTCCCTAACTGCAGCATCGTTAAGAACTTCAACTTACAGAACAGATATAAGTAAATATTGGGAATGGAAATATAAGGATCTATACACTGCGAGTTCAATTAGAGATTTTCCAAGATATGCTTATACTTCAGGTTCAAATTGGGAAAAGGATAATGCAGCTTGGTTAGAAGAGCAAAACCTCCCTGAAGCTAAAGATAAACACTATTGTTACTCTTATTTCATGGTAATTGGGTGGAAACTTAGACATCGTAAGGTACTTGAGAAAAATCCAAACCTAAACAAAATAGTGGAGCTTACTTTCTTAGACTTAGCAACTGGAGAGATAGTTAGTGTGTCAGAAGGTACAGATAATAATGATAAGATTTGGTATAAAGGTTTAGGTGAGTATACAGAAATAAATCTTTACCAAGCAACTGGAGGAGAGATTCAATTAGGTGAAGTTTATATGATGATTTCAAAGCCTGTAGAAGTTCGTCAAGGGTATTGGGCATTATTTCCAGAGTTTGATGTTAATTTATACCATACTTTTAGAGAACAAGGTCGTGAGCGTAGTTTAAACATAAAAATAAATAAAAATGATAAAGTCGAAAATATATTTAAAGCTAATCCTAATACTGGCGATGGTAGGAGGCTTAACTATTAATGCACAGAGTAAATACATAATAACAAAAGAAGATGATGGATTTACCTATAGAGGGTTTGATGAAAATGATATACCTGAAACCGACTATACTTGGACAATAGAGGATATGGGAGGTTTCTACTTAACAGCTTATAAATTAATAGGAGTTTGGAAGAATAGTGAAGGAGAAGTTATAAGCGTTAGCTATCAAGATATGTATTCAGGTTTAATTATGTACTCCAGTGATTTACCTAATAGTGAACTTAGGGGGCTAATAACTGATTTCTGGGCTCAATATGATATAGGAGACATCGTACAAATTCCTTCACTTAAATGGGATTATGAGGATTTCACTCCCGGTTCAGGTCCTATATATCAAGGAGGTTATTACGGAATTAAGTTTACACAAATAATATATTAACAAACAAAAAAAAGAGAAATTATGAGACATTTGATTAAGATCGCAGCATTAGTTTTTGCACTATTTAGTTTAGCATCATGTAGTAGAACACCTGGAAGTAGTTATAGTGACGATGAAGTACCAGCTCCAGCTTCATTCGAGGGAGGGTTTGGAATTTACATTAAAACGTTCAGAGTCAACCCTAGTTATGGACATCCTTATTACGCATACAAATTAGATGGAATATATAAGGACTTTACAATTAGAATGCTATCAGATGAAAAGGTTTATAGAGTGGATTATGTAGTTGAGCTTGACTATAATTATGATGGAGATGTTAGAGATCGTCACGTATTAAAAGTAGCCACTGATTGGTTAACCCCTAGTCAATCCATAATCACTGTTAACTCTCAAAAGATGGTAATGGATGACTTTATAATAGAGGGTACCGGAGTTCCTGTTAAAAGCTTTCATAATGGAGCAGTTACTGTACAGATCTTAACTACTTCAGGAAACACTTACAGAAAAACTATCTACAACGTCCCTATTCAAATCTATTACTAACCTCTTAAATAATAATAAAATGAAAAAAGCACTAATTCTAATCGCAGTTCTTTTATTACTAACTTCTTGCAAATCAAACTCTAGGGCAGCAGAAGTAAAACCTGAACCACCACTTAGGTTTTACGATAGATGTGGAACTGATAAAGGAATGATTCTCTACTCAGGTGACCACAGATGCAAAACTATGGCACTCTACACAGATAAGCAACTAGAGAATATGGGCATTAATCCTAAAGAGTTCCATAAGAGTAAGAAGCAGGTACAGGTGGATGAACTCTATTTAGTTAAAACTCGTATACAGAATGATCTTAAATTACCGGATAACAAAATAACTATAGATGAGGTACTGGATTGGATGAAGCTTCAGATGATTAGTTTTGAGTTTAGAGTTGATGGTAATCTTGCTACAGTCTATAATTCTAAGTACGTTCTATTTACCTGGGAGATGAAGAAGAGTTATTTAGATGATCAGAAGAAAGAAGTTGTAGATTATTTAGTTAAGAGGATATACAACTACGATCAACTTCCAGGAATACCTAAATATTAAACTATATGAAAGTAGATAGAGAGTTAGTTGAAGTCCTGCTGGTTGAAAAGATATTTGGAAGTATTAACCGAGTAATGGCATGTATCAAAGAAGAGTCGAACAAGTTAGGAGAAGAAGCTAAAGATTTACAGGAGAACGCACATATAATTTCAACAGAGGAGGCTATAGCTAGGTTTAATCATGTCAAGTGGAGTAAGGAGTTTACAGACGATTTACTAGAAGTGCTTAACAAATACGCTGAGCCTGTAAAGAAAAAGCTTGAAGATAGAATGGAGGCGGATAAATTTGTAGATGAAGTTAAAAAGAAATACCTAAACTAAAAATGGGAGAATACTATAACAACAGCGGTATAATATTACAGATAGAGCTTGTAAGGAATTTGTAGAGGATTTGCTAGGTGAACTACTCCAAAAGAGGAGCTTCAAGATAACTCTAAGGAGTTATCGGGCTAGTCCCTAGCCTTTATTTAATATATTTAGAGAAGCATTTAAGTCTCTATCTAAGGTTAAACCACAGTTAGGACAAATGTATTCTCTATCGGTTAATTTTAAATTATTATTAATACAACCACAAGAGCTACAACTTTTTGAACTAGGATAATACTTAGGTATAACAATTAAGTTACAACCATATTGTTCAGCTTTGTAAGTCAGTTGTTGTCTAAAGGTGAACCATGAACAATCTTGGATTCTTCTTGATAGATCTTTATTCTCACTTAGCATACTAGTTATATTTAGATCTTCTATAGCTATACTGTCATATTTAGTTACTAATTCTTTAGTTAGTTTATGTATAAAGTCTAACCTTTGATTAGTAATCTTTTCATGTAACTTAGCTATCTTAAGTCTAACCCGTTTACTCTTAGATTTACTAAATTTAGCTTGTAGATCTTTAAGTTTAATTAGGTTCTTTTCTAAATACATTGGATAGAATATCTTAGTTCCATCTGAAAGTGTAGCATAAGTTTTAATTCCCAGGTCTACTACTGTAGTAGAACTAGGATTCACCTCTGGTTTAGTTGGTATTTGGCTATCATACTCAACTGTAAGTGAAACATAGTATTTACCTGAAGGATTTAACTTAATAGTAGCGTTTTTAATTGTACCTATGATTTCTCTATGGAGTTTAACTTTGATACCTTGTTTAAATTTAGGGATAAATA